ATCTTTCTTACATTGCCTCTAACAGGTCTTGGGTGTTGATCTACGTGCCAATTATATGTGCCTCCTGGTTCATATAATCCATATTGAATAGGTTCAACTCCAGTAATATTAAAGTTCCATCCAGCGTTTCTATTAACCTGCTTGACCATCTTCAGTAGCATGATATATAACTGCTCGTCTTTTACCCATGCTATTTTAGATTTTCGTTTTGTTTCATTCTTTTGGTCATACAACCGACCATCTTCCCACTTAAAAAAATTGCCAGTTAATGCAGTATTGACTACTTGCATCGACTGGCGATTAAAAGAAACTTCTTTATAATATAGACCGTAATTCATTACATACCAGATTGAAACCTTTTCCATTCAATAGCGTTCTTGATATGATATGTGCGACTATTGATTTGTCGCAATACTCCATCCAGAAAGAAAAGAACCTGTTCTATGTATCCAATCTTATATTGTAGTTTTCCAATCTCTTCGTCTGCTTCAATGAACATTGAGATTTCTTCTTTGGTTGTAAGTTTTAAATCAAAGGGCATCTCTTTGTAGATTGCTGCAGGTGCTTTACCTTTGTAATACAACCACTTCTCTTTGATGAGGCGTTTCATTTGAATTTCACGATCTCTTTTCATTAAAGAGAATGTGTTATGAAACTCCATATATTTCATATGGAGTTGAGGGATTTTAATCGAATCGTTATCATGCAAATCATCATCTAGTTTGCAATCAGTTCTCCACTGTTCCTGTAGTGTTTCCAAATTCATGACAATATTTAAATTTAAGTCCTTGTAAAATCCAAGCCTGTGATAAGGACTTGGGTCCGTTCATTATTAGTCTAGCATATTTGTATTTTAAATTGGGGTCTGCTAATGCTCTTGTCTTCCAACTATTCATCTTCTAGTTTGACTATTGATATTTCTGATTTCATATAAGGTATATTTAAAAGTTGCTGAAGCAATAAAATAATCATTGTCACTTCCAGTGACATCAAATGATAATGTAGATAAGTCAGTTGGGAACAAATCTTTAAATACAACATCAAAATTTGCTAAGTTGTTGTTATTTAATACTTGCAAAGTTGCATCAGAAAATCTGGGATCTTGTGATGGAGATTTTGCATTTGCTTCCCTCCAAAGTTTTCTTTCCCTAAACTCCTGAGGTGTTCCCAATGCACGCATCCAATTGTGCAACTGCATATAATTTTCCAAATCCTCATCTACGATAAATTCAATCGTAAAATCACTATATCTCATGTTCCCTTCTACAGGAATTGGAACTAATCCTCTAGTTGGAATTTGAACATCTCCCAATGTTACAGGTGGGATTTCTGCTTTCTGACACAAAAAAGAAACCTTATTTGCTTTATCCAACATGAATAAAAATCCAATTGGTGAAAGAAAGTTTTTATTTGATATTTGGTCGCCGTACCAGTTTGCCATTAATGGTTGTTTATCTTCCTTAGTATTTAGAATAAAAAATGAGGTCCCAATAGAGACCTCATTCACTTCCTTCACACGGTATACTATGTATGCAATTTACATAAGCACTTCTCTACAGATTCGTTTACATGATGCTTGGTGTGTATCGGTACATTCAATTAGACATTCGTAGTAATCGTTTATTTTTTCTAGTTCCGTAGAATCTTCAAAGCGAGGTTGTTCATAGTTTTCCTGTTTGTAACTGCGATTCATAATGTAGTTCAAATTTGGGGTCATTTGTTCACCTCGTAATTCTATACTATCTATATTAGTTTGTCAGGAAATACACACTTAATGCAACGAATATTATTGCCTACTAATTTATACCTAGACATAAAAAAGACCCCCTTGTAGGAGGTCTGAAAGGGCATGTGGGACAACCTGCCCCACAACAACCTGCATCACATAAGGTTCGTGACCTGTACGCGACGGTAGTAACGGTTGGCGTTGGCGGTAAGTGCGCCTGAACCTTGAGTAAGACCGTTAGCGAAGGGGTTCGAGACCATGCCGTAGCGAGTCTTGAAGCCAATCTTGGGCTGGAAGGTGTCAGGGTTGATTGCACGAACCTGCTGAAGAGGAACATATGGGCAATAGAACAGACCAGCGTCATAGGCGCTAGTACCCTTATAACCAGCAACATAGAAGTGCTTGTCAGCAAGGTTTGCAGAGTAAGGATCAACGTAGACCTTAATCTTACCATTGAGTGTACCAACCAGTGTGCTGGAGGTATCGTCAACGCCTGCGAGAGCATTGTTACCAGCAAGAGCAGGAGTGTAATCAAGTACACCAGCCATACCCAGTGCAGAAGCAACGTCGGCAGAACAAATCAGGATGTTGCCCTTGCCACGACGAGTTTGCTGACCGATGGCGTTAGAATCGCGCTCAATCTGGAACAGAAGTCCTTTGAACTTCTCAACAGACCAACGACCGTTGGAGTCAACGTCAAGGTCAAAGATACCAGCGTTAGCGGTATTGTTCTGAGCACCAGGAACAGCGTTTGTGTAGATGGTACGAACAACTTCACGGTTGATTTCAGCAAGGATTTCAGTGCTGAGGATGTTAGCCAGTTCGGTCTCAGCATCCAAGCCATGAATCGCCTTAAGGTCTTGAGCCAGTTCGATGCTGTACTCGGCCTTCAGGGCGCGTGCCTTTGCAGTAACGGTGACTTTCTCGATTGAGAAACCCATCTCACGGAATGCCGTGCTGGATGAACCATCGTTAAGTGCTTCAACAGTTGCTGTAGACATGCCAGTGGCGTCGTCTGCTTGCTCATAGGTTCCAGCAGGGGAATCGTTGAGAAGTGCAGGGTTGTTGCCTTGGGCATCGTTGGTTGCGTCAGACGCACCAGGATCGTATGCACCAGGACCACCAGAGAAACCAGCGTTAGGCTCGTTGAAGAATGCTTCGTCGTAACCAGAGGCGTTGGGATCTCTCTCAGCACCGTAGTTGGTACGCATTGCGAAGATAAGTCCAGTAGGACCAGTCATCGGTTGAACGCCAGCAATATCATAAGCGATAAGCTGAGGCATGGAGCGGCGGATCAGGCTAATCAGAACAGGGTCGAAACCTGCTACAGGACCTGTTGCTGTATCGCCACCAGTGTAACCAGTGGTTTGAAGTGTTTCGTTAAGAATGCTTGCCTCTTCGGTCAAAGCTTTCTCTTGGTTTTCTAGGAGTTGTGCAACGACACCACGCTTGTGGGAATCGGTGATCTCGGGAAGAGCATCGTGATTCAGAACGGGTGCCCACTTCTCCTGGAGGTTGTGTAAAGACATTTTAGTTTCCAGTTTTAAGTAGTTAATTTACAATTATTTAGACCAGCGAGCTAATGCATCAACGTATTTCGACATTGATCCGCTCGTGGTTGATTCTACAAGGGGTTCCGAGACTTCTTCTGTGGGGTCGCTTACAGATTCTGTAAGTTCAGCCTTTCTAGTGAAGTAGGATTCCTTGATCGTTTCGATTTTCTTACGAAAATCTGCTTCAGTTTCAAACTCAACACCCTCTGCAAGAGAAGCAAGCTTCTCCTTTTGGGTCTCAGCGAGTCCCGTAGCGCATTCGTTCACAATTTCCATTTTTACAAACTCACCAACACGCTTATTCAAAGCAACGTTAGTGTCGATTTGCTCGTTGAGTTTAGTTTCCATATCATCAAGCTCACCTGCCATTCCATCTAGCAGGTTGAACTTCTCCTCAGGCACACTAAAGTTGTGCTCTAAGAAGAGACCTTTTAGACCGTTGAAGAAAGATTCTGCCATCTCAGTCTTAATGCCATGCTCAACAGCCAGGGTATTTTCCTGCATCCACTGTTCAGCGGCATAAGTGAGGTAATCATCTACCTTCTCGGCCAATTCTGTCTGAATCTTTTCGACTTCTTCAGTCAAGGTAGATTCAAATGCCTCTTGCAACGCCGTGACTTCAGCATTCACCTTAGAGGTAACTGCTGCTTCAAAGATTGTTGCTGCTCTTACACGGAAGTCTTCTGAGAGTTCTTCACCAGCGACAAGAGCGTTAACATCTTCAGTAAAGTCGTACTCGGTTTCAGTGAGGACTTCTTCTTCATCTTCGGTTTCCTCCATTTTAGCGGATGCGTCTGAAGGTTTCGTAGAAGGAACTGGTGCTTTACCTACTGCCTTGGCAGCAGAAGCGCCTGCGTTTTTTGTTCCCTTTGCGCCTTCTTCTGAATCAGAAGTAACATCAATTACTTTAGTTGCGCCACCTTTAGAGGTGTCAATCTTTTCACCTGGTTTAGCATCTTTAGTAACTGCGTTGGAACCTTCGGTCACTTGCTCCATGTTATCTAACTCTTTATCGAGTGAGGTCTCAGCCATTTGTTTGAACTCCGTTATGCATTAGCGTTGTCTGTATTTATTTATAAATCACAAACTCTTTAAAAACTTGGCAAACGCGGAAACCTTTCTTTCCTGCAAGTTGATAAGAGTTGCTTGGTCAATTTCAGTTTTGATTTGAGAAATTGCTGCCTCTTTGAGGATGCCATTATCCCAAACCCACTCTTTACCTTCCATAATTCCATCAACAAATGCATCAGGAGCAGAAGGATCTGCTACAATATCAGCAGCAGTGGCAAGCATGAAGTCGTCTGCAACAACGCTGCAGCCTTCTTTTTTAATTAAAGAACCCATGCCTCTAGATGAAACGCCAAGCATGACACCTTCATCCAAAAGATTCTTTGTAATGTTGCCCATGGGAGTATCTAGAATCTTTGCCTTACCAATGAAGTTGTTTCCATCTTCTTTGAGAGACATAATTTTATGTGATACCCTATCCAAGTTGATGGAAGGACCATCAGGATGACCTAATTCTCCAAGAGCACGCCCTTTTTGAATGTAGTTCTCGCTGTATTTAGCAACTTCGCGCTGTAAAGTTTGCAACATATACTTGCGGTTGTTGCGATTTTCTACTTCTGCTTGCAAGAAAACACCTTCGATGAAGTAATTTTTCTTGCCTTCTTTTTCCTCACATAGAAAATCTACTTGGGTAATTTCTTCAGCTATCAGTTTCATTTTCTTCTTCGGGGGTTTCTACAGGTTGTTCTAACTCGGCAGTAGGAGGTTCATGAGGCATACGCCCATCAAATTCAACATTCTCAGGTGGTGTAGTTCCATCAGGCACTGCATTTGAAACTTCATCTGCAGCATCTTGAGCAGTATCGTCTATGTCAAATCCCATCTGTTTTGCAAAATTAATTTTTTGCTGTTGAATGGCATCATATGTTGCTGCCGCTAAGGCATCATTTAACGAATCAATTGCTTTAGATTTGTCGTCACTATAGACTTGTTGAACGATTTGCTTTGCAATGTCACTAGGCATAATAATTTAGCTCCCAATAATAGTATTTAGTTATTTAGAATTCTGCTCTACGAGCATCCCCAGGTTTGACTACGGACTCTTCATTTGGTGCTACTTCTGCTGCGGGTGCTCCACCTCCACCTTCATCGCCAGCATCCATAGCGGGATCCATTTCCGCCATAGGATCAGCAATAATACCTGCTTCCATTTCAGAGGCGATTTGGACATCAATCTCCTTAATTTCAACATCCGTTTGCTTCAGAACCTGACGACGCATATACTCGACAGAGAAATATTTGCCAACATAGGGGTCCATAACATTAATCTGGTTCATTCTTTCATTACGAATTTCAATCTCCTTCAGTTCAGTGAAGTAGTTGTCCGCAATGAAGTCAAATTGAACATGATTCTTCATGGTTTCCCACTCTTCAAGAGATATAATACCCTTAAGAATGAGTTGTGTTTTCAAAAGATCTGTAAAGAGTTCGGAGAAACGCTTGCGAAGACGAGCAATAAACTTTTGGAACTTAACTTCGTCTCTAGTAATCTCAGCAGCACGACCGATATTAAACGTCGTTTCTGTTTCTAAACGAGAACCAGGAACATTGAGTGACTTATAAAGTTTCTTTTGGAAATACTTTACATCCTCAAGTTCACCTAAGTTCTGACCACCAGGAAGAGTTGTAATTTCTGTTCCTCTACCACCTTCACGTCTAGGTAACCAGAAGTCCTCCAGCATAGACATGAACTTTTTATCGTCCTTAATCTCTCCCGTGCTCGCATCATAAACCATCTTATTACGATAGCGTCCCATAACTTCACGGAGATATTGCTCCGCTTTGTTCTTAGGTAGATTGCCAACATCGATGTAGAAAATTCTACGTTCTGGTGCTCTACTTAAACGATAGATGACCAGAGAATCTTCAATCATTCTCAGTTGGTTAACTGCCTTAATCGCCTTATGCAGGTGACTAAGAGTCATGTTTTTGTTCAGGTCTTGAATACCTGAGTGGCAATATGTGATAGAATCAGTAGTAATTTTCATACCCTGATTA